CGATGCATCCGCTCGACGACCATTATGGGCTCGGCTGCCTCGGCGCGGCGGCGGGCGCGGTGGCGGTGCACAATGCCGCCAGCCGCTGGAACAAGGCGCTGCTCGACAATCGGGCGCGGCCGTCGGGCGCTTTGCTCTACGAGGGCGGCGAGGGCGATCTGGGGGCCGACCAGTATCAAAGGATGAAGGCCGAGCTCGAAGCGCATTATCAGGGCGCCGACAATGCCGGGCGGCCGCTGTTGCTCGAGGGCGGGATGCGCTGGCAGACGATCAGCCTGTCGCCCGCCGACATGGATTTCGTCGGGCTGAAGGCGGCGGCGGCGCGGGAGATCGCGCTCGCCTTTGGAGTGCCGCCGATGCTGCTCGGGCTGCCGGGGAATTCCACCTACGCCAATTATCGCGAGGCCAACCGGGCGTTGTGGCGGCTCACCATCCTGCCGCTGGCGGACAAGATATTGGCGGGGATTTCGGCGGCTTTGGGGGCGTGGTGGCCGGGGGTGAAGCTGGCGGTCGATGTGGACCAGATCACCGCGCTGGCCGAGGACCGCGAGCGGCTGTGGGCGCAGGTGAGCGCGGCCGATTTCCTGACGCCGGAGGAGAAAAGGGAGATGCTGGGCTTTGCGGCTTCAGGCGGGGGCCGAGCGGGGGCTGAGCGCCGGGGAGGGGAAGTGAGATCCCAGCTTTCGCAGGGATGACGTGGATTCGGGTGACGAGGTTCCTGCGAGGGGCGTGGTGGGGAGTGTAGTATGACGGAAGCGAATGCGACGATGTTGGCGCTGCTGGTCGGACAGGCCGAGCGGCAGGGGGCCGACCTCGTCACCTTGCGCGCGCTCATCGAGGAGGCGAGCGAGATCGGGGCGGAACGCGCGCTGGGGACGCTGGGGCTGCGCGACGCCAAGGCGCGGCGCGACATGGACGAACTCCGCGAGCTGCTGCAGGCGTGGCGCGACGCCAAGAAATCGGCGGCGCGGGCGGCGATCGCCTGGATGCTGCGGATCGGGCTGGCGATGCTGGTGCTGGCGATGGCGGTGAAGCTCGGGCTTCACGATCTGGTGCGGCGATGAGGTTCGCGGGCTATGCGGCCGTGTTCGGCCACCCCGACCGCGGCGGCGACGTAGTGCGCGCCGGGGCGTTCGCGCGCGCGGTGAAGCGGGGGGCGGAGGCGGTGCCGCTGCTGTGGCAGCACGAGCCGGGGCGGCCGATCGGGCGGATCGAATATCTGAAGGAGGACGGACGCGGGCTGCGCGTGATCGGGCGGCTGTCGGGCGGGGCGGCCGGGCGGGAAGCGGCGGCTTTGCTGAAGGAGAAGGCGGTGAGCGGCCTCAGCTTCGGCTATCGGGTGCGCGAGGCGCGGGGGGAGAAGCCGCGCGAGCTGGTAGAGCTGGAGCTGGTCGAGGTCAGCCTGGTGACGTTCCCGATGCAGCCCAAGGCGCGGGTGCATGCGGTCGAGTCAGACGCCGAACCAGGCGAGGCCGCCCGCTAGCGGATCGGCGCTGTAATAGAGCTGGAGGACGCGGCGGCGGGCGGGCTCGGCGGCGGCTTCGGAGGCGTGGAGGATCGGCGCCGCATAGGCCCAGATGTCGCCGCGGGCGGCGCGGCAGGCGAGGCTGCCATGGGCCGCGACGATGGCGGGAATGTCCGGCTCGGCGATGCGGCCGAGGCGGTGGCTGCCGGGCGCGATCAGCAGAGGGGCGTTGCGATCGCCGACATCGTCGAGGTGGAGGCGCAGGGTGAGCATGCGCGCGACGATTTCGAACGGAGGCACGACGTGGGGGATGCGACCCTTGACGGTCCAGCCGGTGTAGCCGGGGATTTCGGGGAAGCGCGGCGGGTGGCCTGGTGCGGTGGCTGCGGGCGGGGAGGCGAGCTCGACCGCGATGGTGCGGTCCTGGTGCCAGCCGAGCGCCCAGTTGCGGGCCGGGCTCTTGTCGAAAAGGACGGCGCGGACGGGTTTGGCGAGCGGGCCGAGCAGCGAGGTCGCGATGGCGTCGGCGGCGCGGATCAGCGGCGGCAGGCTGGGGAGGCGGCCGAGCCGGATTCCGGGACAGGCGCCCGGCAGGTGCGAGGCGAACAGGCGGTCGAGCCCGGTGAGGTCGTCGGGGGAAAGGGCAGCGGGGAAGTGCCGCGCGCCGTCGGTATCGAGCCGCATCGGGCGGGGATAGCGGGTCCGGGCGCGGAAGGAACGGGGATTTGCGCGGGTTCGGCGCTGTGGGCGTCGGATTTGCGGGGGGAAGGGAGCGGGATCCCGGATCAAGTCCGGGATGACGTGTCTCGGATCAAGTCCGGGATGACGGAGGAGCGGGATCCCGGATCAAGTCCGGGATCACGTGTCTCGGATCAGGTCCGGGATGACGAGGTGCGTCCGCGGTGCGGGCGCGGGGTTCAATGAAGAGCGGGAGACGGGAACATGTATGAAGTGAAGGCGGATCCGTTGGAGGCGTCGTTCGAGGCGCTGGAGCGGGAGAGTGAGGATGTGGCGCAGCTCCGGGAGGAGATGGCGCAGCTCAAGAGCCGGATGGACGCGCAGGCGGTGGCGGCGGCGCGGCCGGCATTGAGCGGGGCGAAGGCGGAGAAATCGCCGTTCGTGGAAAGCTATTTGCGCAAGGGGCTCGAGGTGGGCGTCGAATTGAAGGCGCTGCAGGGCACCAGCGATGCGGCCGGCGGCTATGCGGTGCCGGAGGAGATCGATGCGGCGATCGACCGGACGCTGACCGCGATCTCGCCGATTCGGGCGATCGCCAACGTGGTGAAGGTCGGCTCGGCGGGCTATCGCAAGCTGGTCACGACCGGCGGCACGCCGTCGGGCTGGGTGTCGGAAGTGGCGGCGCGGCCGGAGACGGACACGCCGGGCTTCACCGAGATCGCGCCGCCGTTCGGCGAGCTTTACGCCAATCCGGCGGCGAGCCAGGCGATGCTCGACGACGCCGCGTTCGACGTCGAGGCTTGGCTGGCGCAGGAGATCGCGACCGAGTTCGCGCGGGCCGAAGGGGCGGCGTTCGTCGCCGGCAGCGGCGTCAACCGGCCGAAGGGCTTCCTGGCGGCGCCGACCGCGGCGACGGCCGACGGCGTGCGGCCGTTCGGGACGCTGCAATTCGTGACTTCGGGCGCGGCCGGCGGGTTCGTGGCGACCAACCCGCAGGACCGGCTGATCGACCTCGTCCAGGCGCTGCGGCCGCCTTACCGGCAAGGCGCGGTGTTCGTGATGAATTCGGCGACGGCGGCGCGGATCCGCAAGTTCAAGACCGCGGACGGGGCGTTCCTGTGGCAGCCGGGGCTGACGGCCGGCCAGCCGGACACGTTGCTGGGCTATCCGGTGGTCGAGGCGGAGGACATGCCCGACGTCGCCGCCGACAGCCTGTCGATCGCGTTCGGCAACTTCAAGGCGGGCTATCTGATCGCCGAGCGGGCGGAGACGCAGATCCTGCGCGATCCTTACACGCACAAGCCGTTCGTGCATTTCTACGCGACCAAGCGGATCGGCGGACAGGTCAGCAATTCGGAAGCGATCAAGCTGATGAAGTTCGCGGTCTAGGCCGCGTCCCGATCCAGGCGGTGGAGCTTCAGGCGCCGTCCCGGAAAGCATCCGGGGCGGCGCCGCCTTTTTGGGGAGAATCGAAATGGCGGATGCATTCGCGAACAGCGCCGACGCGGTGAGCGCGCCGGCGACGCGGGCGGCGGCGGTGGCGCCGCATGACGTCAACGCTTTGGCGGACGTGCCCAAGGCGCTGTTCGTCGGCACCGGCGGGCATTTGATGGTGCGCGGCGTGGGCGGCGGCGGCGACGTGCTGTTCAAAAACGTGCCGGCGGGCACGGTGCTGCCGTTCCGCGCCGTCTACGTGCGGGCGACCGGCACGACCGCGGCTGATATCGTGGCGCTTTACTAATGGGCGCGCTCGGGATCGGCCTTGGCCTCAGCTTGCGGGGGCGGCGCGGGGGGTTCGAGCCGGTGGCGCTGTTCCCGGGCGGAACGGCGGGCGCCTTTTACCAGGTGGGGCCGGGCTATGTCTGGCAGGATGCTGCGGGGACGGTGCCGGCGGCGGCGGGCGACCCGGTCGGGCTGCTGGTCGACCGGTCGGGCAACGGCAACCATGCGGTGCAGGCGAACGCGGCGCAGCGGCCGATGCTGCGGCAGGATGCTGGCGGGCGATCTTGGCTCGAATTCGACGGGGTCGACGATTTCCTGCGCGCGAGCTTCGTGCTGGCGCAGCCGTGGGAGCGGATATCGGCGCTTCGGCAGAGCGGGTGGACGCTCGCGCGGCATTTGATCGGCGGAGCGACGACCAATGCCGGCGTGCTGCAGCAATTCGGCGCGACGGCGAACCTCAGGCTGTTCAGCGGCACGGCTTCGTCGGTCTGCAACGTCGAGCCGGCGCTAGGCGCGGACGAGGTGATTTCGGAGATCCATGACGGCGCCGCCAGCGGCATCGCCGTTAATAACGGCGCGCCGACCGTCGCCGACTACGGAGCGGCGGCGTGCGGCGGGGTGACGATCGGCGGGTCGAGCGCGGGATCGTCGTTCGGCAACATGCGGCTGTACGCGCTGGCGATGCGCGGCGGGCCGCTGACGGCGGCAACGAGGACGAGTCTGCGCGGCTGGATGGCGGCGCGCGCGGGCTTCACGCTTTAAAGGAGAGACGAGATGAGCCAGCGCGAAGAGCGGGCGGCGGGAGCGTCGCCATGCTGACCCTGGAGCCGATCGCCGCACCGGGCGCGGCCGTGGCCGAAGCCAAGGCCTATCTGCGCATCGAGCTGGCCGGAGAGGACGCGCTGATGGCGCGGCTGATCGCGGCGGCGGCGGAGCTGTGCGAGCGGTTCACCGGGCAGGTGCTGCTGGCGCGCGGGTTCAGCGAAATGGTGCCGGCGAGCGCCGCCTGGCAGCGGATCGGCGCGACGCCGGTGCGAGCGATCGTCGGCGTAGAGGCGGTGGCGGCGGATGGGAGCGCCACGGCGCTCGGCGTCGCTGATCATGCGATCGACATCGACGCCAATGGCGACGGCTGGGTGCGGGTGACGGCGGCCGGCGAGGCGAAGCGGGTGCGGGTGAGCGGGGAGGCGGGGATCGCCGCCGACTGGACGGCGCTGCCCGAGACGCTGCGGCAGGGCATATTGCGGCTGGCGGCGCATCTTTACGCGCATCGCAACGGGGCGGGCGATGCCGGGCCGCCGGCGGCGGTGTCGGCGCTGTGGCGGCCGTGGCGGCGGATGCCGTTCGCGGTCGGGGGGCGGCGCGAAGCTGCATCGCCGCACGCCTGGCGGAGCTGAGGGAGGCGGCGATGCTGGAGCGGCTGCTGGAGCATGGAAGCGCCAGGGCGCGCGCCCTGGCCGAGCGCCGGGCGGCGGAGCTGGCGGAGCGGATCGGGGACAAACTGCCGCGGGGCGCGACCGCCTCGGCCGCGGCGGAGGGCGTGGCCGTGGCGGGGCGGGGCATGAGCCGGCGGTTCGCGCTCGAGCCGGCGCTGCGCTGGTTGGCGCTGGGCCTGGCGCGGGATCGGATGGG